GGGCGTACGTGGCGGTTGTCATCAGCGGCGTAGTGTTATCGTCCGCCACGTACGCCCACTGGGAGCCCGACGGATGCGCCAGGACACTGGCGTAGTCGGTTGTTTCGCTGGCGATCGCATCCGCGTGCGTGCCGTCGCCGATGTCTGTCCCCATCTTGGGGTAGCCGAGCGCGGCGTTGACCTTTTTTGCGAAGGCCTGCGCGGATTTCAAAGTCGCGAAGGATGCAGCCATCATGCGCCGATTCCGATCGAGTACCGGGAGCCGGCGTACCTGTTGAGCTGATCGATTTCGCCCGGGGACAGCGCACGATTCCAGATTGCCATCTCGGCCATGACGTCACCCCCCTGTGTTTGTGCGCTCGAATTGAGCATCCAGATAGACGTCCCAGCGTTGGCGCCAGTCGACACCACGGCGCCGCCCGAATGCTGCGAGGTCCACACCTGACCGTTGGTGCCATCGATGGCGACCACGGTGGCCGCCCCGCTGATGGCGCGAGGCCCCACAGCGTAGGCTGCTGCGGACGACAGCCCGACGTTTGCGCCGTTATCGGCGAAGTACCACGCCAGCGCCTGAGCGCTGACCATGACGCTCGACGCGGCCCACGTCCCCACCACCCAGATGGTCATGGGGTTGGGAGTCGCGACAGGCGCAGTGAGCCACTGCGTGGCCGTGCTTGCGATGGTGGGCTTTCCATTGAATGCAGCGTTCGATGCGGTGAGCGTCGGCTGATTAACGCCCACAGCCTGCACGGCAGTATTGCCCGCGCCGCTCTGGTCCGCCCACGCGGAAACGCCCGTCCCGATGGTCACGCCGAGGTCGGCGCGATACCACGCGAGGATGCCCGGCAGCGTCTTCGGCGTGAAGGCCAAGCCACCACCGCCGTTGCGGCGCTGCATGCGTATTCCGGCACGGCGCGTCATCGGCTCAGTCCTGCTTCTGCGGGCTGTTGCCGTAGATGCGCAGCGTGGCAGTCACGCTCGCCTTGGTGACATAGGCCAGATATCTGTTGGGGCTGTTGGCCGCTTGCGACCCGCCCGCAGGTGCGCTGTTTCCGCCAGCGCCGGGCGCCATGAACGGCCCCCAGAAGGGCTTGAGCTGCAGGCGCGTTCCGGCGGGGATGCAGATGCATACGCCCACTGCGGTAGTGAGCACGCCCGCGGTGACAGTGTTGGTCGTGGCCGCAGCCGGCACGTTAGCGCCGGTCACACTGGCGACGGAGGGGCCGGTGATGATGTAGACGTCTCCGCCGTCGGCGTACAGGTCCAGATATCCGCCCAGCACGTTGGGCTGATAGACGGTGCCCGGAGGCAGCCATCCAGCCGTGCCCGCCGCGACTCCGCCCCACTGAGCAGGCACCGCGGGAACGGTTGTCAGGTCGATGTACGACGCCGTGGAGGTGACCGCGATGGCCGCCGCGATGGCTTTGCCATCGGTGCCCACCATGGGAGGGGTAATCCAGTCCCCTTGACGCGTTGCTTCGGTTTGTCCAGCCATGTTGTTACCTACCTGCCAGTTTGAGATTGTCTGCGAGTTTCAGCTGGCGCTTTGGTGCGCCTGCGGGTTGTGGCGCCTGCGGCCCATCGGTGGGAGGTTTACCGAACGTGCTCTGCATTGAGGCGATGAATTGAGGGTTCAACGTCTTGTCAGTTGGGATGCCAAGTAGGATGCCCATCTGCACGCGCTTATCATATCCGATAGGGGCCTTCTCGTCAGCGATGCGCTCGATGGCCTTTGCTTTTATCTGCTCGAAAATGCCGGGGTATACCGCGCGCAACGCCTCCACGCCTTCGGGGGTTAGCCGGCCTTCGGCCATGTCGTCGACCACGCTTGCGGGGTCGTGCGTGGCACGTGCGTAGCGCATGAACTTCGCCTTGTCGGCGTCGGAGACGCGGGCCTCATGCAGATGGGGCTGCAGATCGTCCGTCGAAAACTTCTGCGAGGTTGGCACTTTGGACTGCATGAACTGCTGGGCGACCGTCGCCGTCTTGGCGAATGCTTGTGTGGTCTTAGGCGCGACCGACGCGACCGAGCCAAGGTGGTGCGCCACGGCGGCCTCGTGCGCGCGCGAGTCCGCGCTGATGGCCTGCACCCGCTTTACCGTCGCCTGATAGTTGTCATTGCTGGGCGTAAATTCGCCGAGCGATGTGACCTTTCGCATTTGCTTGCGGAGCATGAACTTTTCCACGCCGGATTTCACGCGCGCGTCAAAGCTCTCTACGCGCTTTGCAATGCCGGCCATGTCGGCGATCTTGTCCAGGACAACGGCCATCGTGGCGTTGCCGCGCGTCCGAAGGATGTTGTGGCCGATGGACGACGCAAGGCCGGTGAGTGCGCCGAGAGGGTTGCCGGATGCGAGCAAGCCCGCGCCTGCCGCCGCGCCCACGCCGTAGTCGGAGGGGCTCATTACCCTGTTGCGCGCGTCCGCAGATACTCGGTCCTCGATGCCTCGCGTCGCGGTCGTTAGCCGACGGTAACTGAGCAGCTTCTGGCGCATGTCGGCGGCCGCTTTGGGGCCGAGAGCGGCTTTGGCCGCGCTCGAATCGAGAGCGTCCATTTCATGGTCTCGAAGCGCGTTGTAGAAAGTTTTTTTGATGTCATTGGCCGCGTTTTCGCCCGGAGCGGCGCGCCAGTTGATCTTTTTGCCGAGCGAGGTCCTGAACTCTGCGAGACCTTGGAATGATGGCCTGTCGCCCATCGATGTAGTCAGGTCCTCATGGAGCCAATCAAACTCCCTGCGCGCTCCCCTGTTGGAGTTGGGCAGTTTCTCGAGCTCCTCGCGGATAGGCGTCAGTTTTGAGGTGATGTCTTCGACCGATGGCGTCAGGTTGGCAGCCTCGAGCGTCGCGCGCACATCCCCCAGCGCTTGGCCTGCCGCTTCTTCGGCGGCCTGAAAACGCGGCAACAAGTTTTCGACTTTATCGCCTGCCTTGATTAGGCCAGCGTCCATGAACTCCCGCGCGGCGCCCTGTGTGCCACCGGTAATCTTCTCGATCGCCTTTACGTCTTTTAGATTCAGGCTCATCGAGCGGAAGCCCTGCGTCTCCGCCATGTCTCGCAGTGCGCCGCCCTTGCCCCTGATGAGAGGCGCCGCGCCCTTAGCTACCTGCCCCAGTGCGCCGAGTCCGCCGCCCACGCCAGCGCCCAGCAGCCCGCCATAGACGCCCGCCGCGAAGAGCTTTTCGCCGTTGATCTCATGGTCGCCAAGGACGTCTTCGTTGAGCTGCTGACCGACGCCGTACAGCGCGCCTTCCGCCGCTCCGCGCGCGCCCGTGCCCATCACCTTTGTGACCGCTTTTGCGAGCCCCGCACCAGAGCTCTCGCCCAGCGCCGCCTCCATCGCACGAGTGGTCAAGCGCTCCGCGACGTCCCCGAACTTCATCACGCCGAGTTGCGGCGCTCCGAGGGTCTGTATCGCGCGGCTCAGCCCGCTCGCGCGGCTGGCTCCTGCCGTGGCTGCTTCGGCCGCCTGCGCGCCCGTGGTGAGCGCCTTGGCGCCCTCAGCGCTCGAGACGAGCCCGCGCCCGCCGATGGCCGCCGCCTCTTCGGGCGCAGCTGCTCCGCCGCTCGCAACGATGGGAGCCACTGCGCCCGCGAGCTCGCCGACGGTGCTCGTGACCTTGTTGGCCTCTTTGTACCCCTGCAGGTGCTCGCGCACCGACTCCGCGTAGGCATCTTCACGCTCGCCCGTGCCGTGGTCCTCCCCGAACGCGCTTTGCACGCGTCCGAGCGCGCCAGCGGCGCCTTCTGCGATGTAGTCGCTTCCGCCGAGCGTTAGCCCGCGCAGGAAGCCTTCGGCCCCCGCGATGGCCTGTCCGCTGGGAGAGCCGTACTTTGCCTCGAGGCGCTCCTGCGTCGCGGCCGATGGCGGCACCAGCGAGTAGCCAGCGCCCAGCACGCGCTGCAGGTTTTTGGCGTCGGTGGTGCGCAGCTTGCCGTCCGCACCGCGCACGTCGACTTTAGCCGTGGTGACTCCGTAGCCGCCCGACGAGAACGCCTGCTGCGCTTGATCGTCGGGGACCTCTACGGTCTTACCGCTGCTCTGCTCGTAGAGCTCCACCGCTTATTTTTCCGCGTCCAGAAGGTCCGACACGTCGTCGCCGCCGCCGCCGGCTGATGGCGCAACCTTGGCCGAGCGAGCTCGCACGATCTCAAGCTTTCGCTTTGCCTCTTCGGCGTCGTCGCCCGGCTCGATGAGCAGCCCGGCCTGCTCTGCAGCGTCATATCCTCGCTTGGTGAATTTGCCGCCGTTGAGGGCCGTGGCGATCGCCACGTTCGTGCCCTTTTGCTCGAGCACGGCATCGTGTGCTGCGTTGCCGTCGAACCTGCGCCACGGCTTCCACGCCGTGCTCGGCGGCGCCGTCACTCCCGCCAGCGGGTCCGCGGCGGGCGCTGCTGCTGCTGCGGCTGCCGGGTCGACCTTGGCGTATCGCGCGCCGGTGCCCTGAGAGTAGCCCAGGAGAGCCGCCGCGTCCTGCCGCGCTTGCTCCGGGGTGATCGGCTGTCCGTTGGCCGCCGCCACCTTGAACAAGTCTGCAGCCTGCGCGTTGAGTTTGCCCATATCGGGGCCAAAGCTCCGCGTTTCCGCCGGCCGATACTTGCGCAGCTGCAAGTCAGTTGCGGCCTTCTCTTTCGCGAACTGCGCGCTCATCTTCAGCCAATTGGCTTGCGCCTGCTCGTTATCCGAGCCGGCCACAATGGCCTCGCCCTTGGCCTGAATGGCCGCCAGCATATCCGACTTCGCAGCCAGCGCCGCCCCGCGCGCATCGCCGAACTGCTGCATCTTCTGGCCGTACAAGCTGCGGCTCTCACCAAGCGAAGCTTTCTTGTTTTCTAAGTTCGATTGCTGCGCGGCAATGTCCCTGTCTATCGACTTGTTGATCTGGTCGAGCGCCATGTTAGGCCCGCCCGTCTTCGCACTTACCCAACCGCCAAGCCCTGCCGCTATGACCCCGAAGATGTTGCCCGCTACTGACTGGCTCTTGAAGAAATGCCCCGGGTCGATCTTCGTGTCTCGAACGTCATCGGCCATCTTCTGCTGTTGCGTCATGAAGGCGTCCATCTTCGCCTGCCGCTTGTCTTCGGCATCCGCAGCGCTGTCCGCCTGCGAGTTGTGAAATTGCGCCAAGTCCTCCAGCGACTGGGACTTGTTCATCACCTTCATTCGGTCGGCGGTGAGCTGCCCGCCCGCGGCCTCTTCTTCCTTCGCCGCGGCGTCGTCAAAGAGCTTGCGGGTCTCAGGGCCTGCAAGGTCGTCGTAGTGCGCCGCCGTCGTGCTCGAGCCTGACGGGGGCAAGCGCAGCCCCATGCCGCCACCGGGGGCCGCAACCGCTCCGGGGGCGGTCGCAGCGACAGTGCCCGGCTGCGTCGCAAATACGGGGGCCTGCCCGGCCTTCGGCTTCGCACGGTCTGCGGCGTCGCGCATCTTCTTTTCCGCCGCGGCCATCTGCATGTCGCGCTGCGAAGGGTGATGCGGATTGGCGAAGAAGCGCTCCTTGGGCAGGTCCATACCCTGCGGCGTCACCGTGGGCAGCGAGCCGGTGAAGCCGTTGAGCGTCGGCACCTGCCCGTACCCGTAGGCCTTGGGCGCGCCGCCAAGCATGCCAGAGATGCCCAGCGCGCTGGCGTTGGCGTCCGCCTCGAGCTGGTCGCGCATAGGCCTGGTGGCCGCCGCGGCTTCGGCCGTGGTCCTCACCGCCCCACCGGCCGACATGGGCAACGCACTGGGAGGCGGGCCGGGCTGCAGCGCATTGGGAGCCGGCATGTCTCCGGGGAGATAGATGCCGCTGTTTGCGAGCTGCGCGCGGAGTTGATCGGCGTCGATCCCCATCACATACCTCCTTTGGCCTTACGGGCATCTTCGGCGCTCTGCGCTTCGGACCATTTGCCAGCAGCAGAAGCCGCGCCGGAAATGCCGCCCATAACGTTGTTCATATTGGCGTCTGCGGTGGCCTGATTCCGTTCTGCAATCGCCTGCTGCATGCTCGTATTTTCGATCGCTCCACCGGACTCGAGCTGCGATTTGTTGTTGAGCAAGTTCTGGTAGAACAGATCGTTCGCGTCTCCGAGCTTGCCATACCCCTGCCGGTTGGCCTCGAGCGCAGCGCGGTATTCGTTATTCGTGTTGATGTTGCTTTGGTCGCCCTGCCGCATCTGCTGCGCCGCGTTCATCATCATGCTCTGCCCAGTCTGTTGATCCTTGGCCTGCTGCTGCTGCATGGACAGCGCGTTCATCTGATCGTTCTGAATGCCCTCCATGCCGGCAGTGTTGTGCGCCGCGAGACTGCCACGAGCGCCGCCCGTGGCCGCGTTGGCGACCGCGCCAACACCAATGCCCTGCGCCTTGAAGCCCTGCTGCATCTGCTGCTGCTGCGGCGTTTGCGCACCGTGCGCCCACTGCGACCCAAGTGCGTAGGCCTGCTGTTGCTGCTGGCGGGCCTGAGCCTCCTGCGCAGCGGCCTGCATGAGGTTGGCCTGCTGGTCGGCTGAGATGCCGCGATCTGTTGCTCCGTTTTTCTGCAGAGCTTTCCATCGAGCTTCCGCAGCATCGCCGTAGGAGCCCTCATGCGAACCGCCCCAGTTTTGGACGTAATCTTTGTCCGCGTTGTTCGCGATGAAGTTGTTTCGCGAGTCTTTTTGTTGGAACAGCTGCTGTTCTGAGCTGATGTTCTGGTCGGACAGGTCGCCCTTCGGATCCGGAGTAGGCATCTTATTTTCCCCCCGCTTGGACCGCATCAGCCACACCTGATGCCGCCCCACCGCCTATGCCTCCAGTGACGACGCCAGCTACGGCGCCGACAGTTCCGCTGATGATCTTCGAGTCTCGCGCTTTCCGCGACGCGATCATGTTGGCCTGAATCCCGGCCCGCTGACGCTGCAAAGCCAGCGCCGCCACGTCGCTATTGTAGCGGGCCTGCTCCATGCCTTGGATCTGGCTTTGATTCTGCGCGACTTGGGACAGATTCAAGCCCCTTTGCTTAATCGAAAGGTTCTGCGCGCCCTGCTGGTAGTTCTGGTCCCCGCCGCGCAGTTGTCCTGCGCCTTCGCCGTATGCCGCCAGCGCGTTGTTCATCTCGGCGGTGCGCGTCGCCGCAGCTTGCTGCGCGACACCGCTAAGCCCCTGAGACGCGCCGCCCATCGAGTGCCCAGCGAGCGACGACAGCAGTCCTTGCCCGCCCATCTGCGCCTGCTGCGCAGCGGCTGCGCTCGGGCCGTTGCCCATAGCTGCCGCCTGCTGCAGCGACAGCCCGGCGAGCTGCGCATCGCGCGACTCGTTCGCCAGATTGTTCGCCATCTGGTCGTTGAGGTCGCTGGTGCCGCGCTTGGCGATATCTCCCTCGCGCCCAGACAGCGTGTCGTCCGCGACCCACTTGCCAAGGTTGCCGTCGTAGGTGGCGCCGCCATGTCGAGCTTTCTGATCCGCCCACCACGCCGCATCGTGTACTTTGCCGTCTTCGGCGCTAAACGCATAGCCCGGCTTGCCCTCATTCGGGTCGCCTCCCTCGGGTGCGCCGCTTGCAAAGAATCCCATCTGTCAAGCTCCTTGCGAAGGCGGCAAACGCGCCCCACCTGAGTAGATTCCGTATTCGAGAGTGACGCCGAGAAAATTCGGCCCCGCGCCTGTCGCTGCCGCAAGCGTCAGCGGCGCGGCGTCGCTCAGTGTAACACGGACAGACTGTGTTTTCTGCTGTGCGATATGCGTCGAGAACTGCGCAAGCGGCGTAGTCCATGTGGCAATCTGCGCGTCAGTGAATGTGTTGGTCTGAGTGCTTGTGGGGTTGTAGTCGGTGCCCACTGCCATGGTTAGGCAGCAGGGGCTGAGCAACTCCACAGCAGCAGCAGCATGATAAAATCTCTGCCAGCCTTGCAGGCCGGTGGCCTTGGCCCATGCCGAGCTAACGCTGATGGTGATCCACGTACTGCCATCGAGGTACGCGCCCGCGGCCGACAGTGACTGGTTTTCGGCCATAACCTGCCCAGTGTCGGCGGCCCAGTAGTAGGTGTCCCCGTTGCTGCGCGCGGCGTGCGCCGCTGACGAGCTTGACACGGCCGTGCCGCCTCCGCCGCTCGCCGGCAGCGTGAGCAACCACTGCGTCCAGCGGTCCAGCATGTAGTTGTAGACGACGGTGATTCCGTTGGCGCTCGAGGCGGTGGGCCGGAACGTCATGCGCACTTCGTCGTTGCCGGGCATGAGCACCGCGCTGGTGCAGTAGGGATTCGCCGCAAGCAGGTCTTCGACGGGATGCGAGATGTATTCGACGGATAGGCCACGATCTAACCTGTAGACCTTGCCCGAATACACGAAGACGATCCCCTTCGGCGTGAGCACCACGCTGCGCCAATCTTGGGAGCATCCGACGTCGGTAGGTATTTCGATGGCGTCGCTCAGGTCGCTCTGCGTGTTTGTCTCGTTCGGCCCGCTGCCGCGCATTACGAAGATCGAATTGCGTTTGAAGATGATCAGCTGACCGTCCATGCTCGCGAGCGCAGTTATTTTGCCGCCGCGCGGGACCTGATACACGAACTCATCGGCGAACCGCGGCTGCGTCGTGCCGCCGTCGTAGGCCGTCGACACCCACAGAGATATGCCATCATCGCCGATGCCCACCAGTCGGTTGGCGTGGGCGATGAGCCCTGTCATGCTCGAGGGGTTCTGGCTCATCACAGGCTGCCCGGTGGCGCCCGTGGTGTAGATCGTCGCGTTGCTCGTGATGCTCGCGTCTGCCAACGTGTCGACGTATGTAAGCGTGGCCGATGCGTTGAGCGGGTCGTTGAGCAGCCCAGTGGGCAGAGTCTCCGCCGCAATGCGGAAATACACGCCGCTAAGACCGACGCTGGGCGCAGTTCGGTAGATTGCGACGCCCACCTGCGGCGTGAGGTTGGGCGTTTGCTGCTCAAGCAACATCGCCAAGTAGTCAATGGTGAGCGTCACCTGCCCCGTGCCGGCTCCACCCACGATTACGTTGGTTACCGGGCAAGGGCGCGATTGTTTGCGCTCTCCGCTGGGCAGTGTGAACTCATAGACCACCAGATAGGCATAGGTGGTCGCAGCCATAAGCCCGCCGACTGCCGCAGGCGTCGCCGCCGCTGGCGAGGGGGCCAAAAATCCGATCTCCGTATTTTGCCACCCGTCGTAACAGCTGGGGACCCCACCCGCGATGTACGTGTGCTGTCCGAGCTGCACCGACTGGTAAGACGCCGAACCGAAGTCAAACGTCACAAGGTCCACGCCGACCTTTGACTGGCTGCGGATTATCGGGGCCGCTGTAGTGAACTGCGTCGACGACGCCGCAGACACCGCACACAGGCTCGACGAGCCATAGGCTATGTACCGGACGATACGCGGCGCGATGGTCGCTACTGGTCGCGCGTTTACGCGAGCAGATGCCGCCTGCGCAGTTAATTCAGTGAGCGATGCCGAGCTTGGGTAAACCGTGGTGCCCGTGCCGTTGCCAGTCCACGCGAGCAACGCATACGTGCGCCCAGTGCCGGCGTATAAGAACGGCTTGGACGCAAGCCCCCACCCGCGGAGCTGCCCTTGCACATTGACCAGAGACCCGCTGGTTGAAATCAGCTGCCAGCGCATCACTGCGGTACCGTTGACCGCCTGCCATACGATCACCGCCTGAGACGCGCTCGTGCGCTCGACCGCTATTCGGTAGTTTGTTGCGCCGAAAACCTCGTTGCCCATTGAGGTGTCGCTGCTCAAAGACAGCGTGGACGGGTCGAGTGCGGCAAATCGCCAGTATGCGTTGAGCCCTGATGTGGCCACGTACGCGACCCACAATGTCTCGCTGATAGTGGCGCGTATACCGATGCCGAATACGTTTGCCGAAGTCCCGCCCATGCCGAAGGCGGCAGGTATGGTGATTGCTCCTCCGCTGACAGACACTAAAGTGGCGTAAAAGTTTTCAACGCTGATATACGTGCCACCAGCGAATGCGAGGGTCCACGTAGTGCCGCCGATTACCGGAGCGATATCGAAGATTGACTGATTGCAGACGGACACGCTTATCGTCGTCTCGCCGCTCGGTATAATCATCGTCGTAAGGTTGATCGGAATCGCCTTCATCAGCCCGCCGTTAGCGCACCAGACGATGATCCCAGTTGTGCCGACGATGATGCACTTCGCGTTGTTCGCCGTACTCGTGCCGACGCGCCGCTGGCGCATAGTGGTGACGCCGTTCGCGTCCGTCACATGCACGTATACGCTGTTGACCGAATCCACCCAACACGTGATCGTATAGGTACCGTTGGTGTAACTGTCATAACTGATGAAGTTTTGAGGCGCGACAGCTACGCCCGTGCGCGTCGCGACGGCCTCGCTCACTTTGTCGGCGGACTGCCATCCGTTGGCGCTCGTGAGGTTCCAGACGTTTTGACCGTCTATCGCCGCCAGCTGCCCGCCCACGTCCATCAGCGCGCGCGCCGCAGTCGGGCCTGCAGACAACGCTGCATAGCCAGGACGTTTGCGAAGCGCGCCTGTCTTGGTCCACTGACCGTTGACGATGCTCGTCTGCGCACCCACTTGGAGCGTGCGCGAGTCGGTCTTTTGCTGCAGGCCGGTCGCCAGCGGCAGGTCCATCAGCTGCTTCTCGAGCGCCATCAGAAGAACATCACGTCAAAGGTGCCCGTGGTCGCGGTCTGCAGCCGGATGTCCAGCGTCGCGTCGCGCCCAGTCTCGAGCGGGAGCTCGAAGCCGGCCCACGCTGCAGTCAGGGAACGAGTGCATATCCAGCCTTGCGGCGCCCTGCCGAGCGCATGGGAGATGTACTGCGACGTGCCGCCCGTAAAAGGGATATTTTGGATGATGACTGCGCCTAGGAGAGGCGACGTCAGCGCGTCGCGTACGCCGTCGAGCTCGCGCATCAGCGAGCGCACCACGCGCGCCGTCGCTTGCGGCGTGTCGGTCATCGCGTCCGTCGGCGCCATGCGCGATGCGTTGTTATTCATGAGCACACGCGACGGCGAGCTTGTGCCTGCGCCCGCGTTGTACTTCAGGATGGTGGAGGGGCCGACCTTCATGACCAGGGATAGAGCCCAGCGGTGGTGTCGTGCACGCGCTCCGGGTTCTCCGCGTCGCGCTGCGCTGCCAGCGCATCGATGCGCTCTTGCAGCCTCGAGACCTGAGCCTCGCAATACCCTGCGTCTTCGTCGCCTTTGGCTTTGCAGTAGGCGGCTGCTTTCCAGATCGCCCACTCTTCCCACCCGTTCACGCCGTCGAATGTCGCCGCGCCCGCGAGCGGGACAAATACGGGATAGTAATTGAGGGTGATCGAATAGGCGCCCGTGGGCGTGGGGATGAAGTTGATGTTGCCGCCGAGCATCCGATAAAAGACCGGGCGCCCAGCAAAATAGCCTTGGTAAAACCACTTGAAGCGATTGCGCTCGGCTTCCATGTAGGGCCGCGCGCTGATGACCAGCCCGCCGCCTAGTTGGATATCGACGCTGACCATGCGGTAAAAATCCGCAGGCAGAGGGTAGGCCGACGCGCTGCCACTGGTGACGAACGTATTGGTGGCGCGATACCACGGCTGCCCGCCGGCCTGGACGAGTTGGTCGTACAGGTCCGACAGACAGTAATTCAGATACTCAGTGATTTCGGCATCAGTAATGAAGCCGACCTGACTCTCGATGTTCGCCCTGCGGCGCACACTGAGGATCATGTTCGTGAGCGTCTGCGTGGAGGCCATGGATGGTCAGCCCTCTTCGTCTTCTTCTTCGTAGTCGTCGTCATCGCACATAGAGAAGAACGCTTTGAGGGCGGCGGATACGCCGTCCTTGTCCTCGTCCTTCAGCGCGTCCATGAGCTCCTGCGCGATGTCGCTCAGTTGCTCATCGCTGCGCGATGATTTCTTCTCGTCCTTGTCGTCATCCATGCCCGGATGACCGAGCAGGATGGCGAGTCCGGGCTTGCCCTTGGGGCCCATCACCGCAGCCCAGAGCTGGAGTTGATCAAGGCCAGGAGACGCCCATCTGATAGGTCGACGCGGCATCGTTGAGCGCAGTGCCGGCCGCAACGAAAGTGGCGATGGCGACCTGCAGACCGGATGCGGTGCCTTCGTTTGCAATTGCGTTGATGCTGCAATAAGCGCCGACGCTGGCCGCCACAAGGAACTCTGCCGATGCAAAGCAGACCTTGAAGAACGGGTCTTTGAAGTTGATGGTGATCACATTGCCCGCGGCGACGTGGGCGAAACTCGCGATGGAGTCGCTGCCCACAACGGTGCTCAGCAGCGGCGCGCTGGCGCCGTTGCACGTGAACCTCACGTCGAGATAGACGCGGCCGAAGCCGTAACTGAAACTGGGGTAAAAAGTCCGATTAGCCATGACTTTGACCTCAGAGTGTGATGTTGACGTTCCAACCCGGGGCTTCGCAGATGAGCTGGCCGTAGTAGCCAATGCGCACCTCGTAGTCGTCCGAGGTGGCGGAGCGGATGATGGTGAGCCCGTCGTCATCGAGGATGCTAGGCATGTCGCCGGCGCTCTCGAGATACCAAGCGTCCGTCTGCGTCATGAAACACGTGCCCTTCGGCACGTTCAGATCGCGCACCACATCGAGGTCGCCGGCGGGGCCGATGAGCTTGATGCTGGAGAACGCGAAATCAGGATCGCTGAGCGACTTGCTGCGGTCATAGAGCACCTTGGAGCCGAGGGCTTTGACGAGGTTGCTCGCGTCTAGCGGGTTCATCCAGACGTGCGTGGGGCTGGCCGACTCGCGGACAGCGCGGGCCGCCGCTTCAATCAGGGTCTCTTCAATCGGCCCGCCGTTGCCGTTGTAGCGAATGCCAGCGAGGCGCGTTGCGTCTGTGCTTCGGTTGAGACCGAAGAACGAATCCGAGCCGCCCGGCGCAGTCGCAGGGCACCAAGCAGGTACGCCCTTGATGACCGCGTTGTAATCCGATGTGCCCGTACCCGCGTTGCTGTTGCGAAACAGGTAGTCGCTCGCAGCTACAGCTGCGATGCCGGCCGACCAGTTGCCCGACGCGGTGAGCGTGCCGAGGTCGCGGTCGATGCCGGTGATCGTCACCACAGCTCCAGAGCTGCGCAGGCCGCCGGCCGCGGTGCCGTCATCTACCGACGCCGACAGCTTCATGCCGACCTCGAAGTTCACGACATCGGCAGGCGTCGAGAGCGTGATGGTGGCCGTGCCGACGCTGGAGCCGGACGAAATCTGACCGATGGCGCCGCCGCCATTGCGGAACAGAGCCGCCGAAATCTGGCGCACAATGCTGTAGTACGCGTTGTCGACTTCTCGCGTGAGGCCTTCAATCAGCGCGCCCGTGTCGCCCTTCGAGGCGCGGATGGCTTCGCCCGTCACCGACGCGGTGACGTAGTAGGCATTTCGCGTGACGGTGACGGCGTTATAAACCGACGCCGTTTTGCCCGCTTGCGCGTTGGCAACGCTGGTGCCGAGGCCCTGCGGGCTGCCGTTCTGGAAGGCGACAACCTTGTTCTTGCCGTTGAAGTCGGTCCGTTTTTGGACCATCGCGAAGAACGGGTTCTTCGGGTAGCAGAGATTGCGGACAGCCTTCTGCGTGTACTTGGTTTTGAGAACCGCACTCAGTGCGGTCGTGTCGAGATTAGCCATGCGAGACCTCGGGCAGTCATCGCGCTAGGCACGTGACCGCTACTTGCCGCGCCGCAAAATCCCGTCGTACATCTCCGTGAGGGCTTTGATCTGATCCACCTTCGACAATGCCGAGATGTCCAGTGAGCCGCCCATCGTTTGAGATGACCGATGCGATAGAGTCTTTGGCGCAGCTGATTTGGCCGAGTCCTGTTGGCCTCTAAGTCCCGATTGTCCCGATGTCGCTAACTTGTCCCTGATCTTCTTATATCGCGGCTGCTCCTGCGATTCAAGGTAGTCAAGGATTTCTTCGTCTGTGTAGCTATGACCCTTTGCCGATGCATCGGTGGCCACAGCCCACCCAGCCTCGCGCAGCTGCCGCTCGGTCATCAGGTCATTGATCGACGGCCACCGCGACTCATTCGATTTGGCAGTAGCCACAAACGCATTGACCGCGCCCTCCCGGACCTGCGCCTGCGCTTGGTTCCTGCGCTCCATCTCTTGCCGGCGGTCGCGCTCGTCGCGCTCCGCAAGCCGGGCCTCGAGCGCCGCCAACTTCTCTTCGGGCGTCCCGCGCTTGATAGCCGCGTGAACGAGCTGCTCGGTGGTCGCGCCCATCTCCTCGAGCACGCCGATGGGGTCGGTTTTCGCACGCTCGCGCAACTGCCGCGACCACGCCACCTCTTCGGGCGGAGGGGCGTTGGCCTGCGCGCGCAACTGCGCCACGCGGCTACGCTCGGCAACCATCGAGCGCTTCGCCGCTAAGGCCTCGCGCTGGCTGCTGGCGATGGCATTGAGCCGCGCCACACGCAGGGCGCGCTCGTCCGGCGGCGGGGCTTCTACGGGCTCTGCAGCGCCGTCGCTGGCTTGCCCCGCGTCAGAGGTCGCAGGAATTTCTGCGGCTGCCGCTTCGGGCGCCGCTGCTGTCGTTACTTCATCCATGTGTGTCTTCCCTTGTTCAGCCCGGCGGAGGCCCAGGCGGTCCTTCTGGCATCGGTGGGCCGCTGGGGCCCGGAGGCATATCAGCGCCCGGTGGCGGGCCTCCCTGCGGCGGCGCGGGCGGCGCGGGCGGCTGCGTCGGCGGAGGCTTCATCAGCTCGTTTGCCTGGATCATCCAGTCGCGCAGCAGCTGCAGGCGGTCTTCGCTGACGCCCTGCATCTTGGCCTTGAGATAGGAAAGCTGCACGCGCTTGCTCGCGTCGGCGAGGTTCATCATGGGCTCGGGTCCCATGTACTCGCCAGAGTCCAGCATGCGGGAAATCATCATCTGCGTGAGGTCGTACGAGCTGTTCATCAGCGAGTCGTACGAGGCCAAGTCAGGGAAGCCGAGTAGTCGCTTGGCCTCGTCCGGCTCGAGCCAGCCAGCGTTGGCCATGTTCTGGATTTGCTCGATGCGCTGGGCAGGGTCTTCGGCCAGTGAGTTCGACGGATAGAAGCGGATGGAGACCACCTCGTCGTCGAGCGCCACGTCTAGAAACTTCACGTGCTCGAGCTCGCGCTTGGCGAACGTCTTGGCAGCATAATTCGGATTGATTTCCGAGATGGTCCGCGACAGTTCGCGGATGTGTTCGGCTACCTCGAGGTGGAACTCGTGCCGTCGGCGTGCGGAGACCGCAAAGCGCTTGGACTTTAGATCGGCGTAGGTGCTCAGCGCCTGCCCGCTCTTGAGACTCTGCGGAACCAGTGACTGCGCA